GCTCCAGGTACAGGAAAGACAACTTCTGTTATTAAGATGATGAACAATAATCCAAACAAAAAATTTATTTATATTTCGCCTAATTTGACAGAGGCTGAAAGAATAGTAAACAGTTGTCCAAAACTTAATTTTAAAGAACCGAGTGATAAAAATAAAACAATTTCTAAATCAGAGAATTTATTATCATTAATTGGAAAATATGAAAATATATCTTCTACACATTCTCTATTTGAAAAACTTACCGATGAAACCTTGGATGCCCTGAGTAAAAGAAATTATACTTTTATAATGGATGAGACGTTTTCTGTTTTAGAAAAATTTAAGATGTTTCCATCTATAAATGCAGAGTCGGGTCAATACCTAACACAACTTATAAAATCCAACATGGACTCTTTGTTAGAATACAGTATTGTGAAAGTAGATAAAACCTTTAAAGTTATATGGACAACAGATAAAGCCTTTGACGGATATAGAAATGTAAAAGATTATTGTGATAGAGGTCTTCTTTATTATATGGGTAGGGGTGCATTAATGTGGAGTTATCCTGCCAGATTTTTTAATAAAGATATTTTTGAGGAAATTTTTATTCTCACTTACCAGTTTGATATGCTGGTAATGAAATCATATTTTAGCTATCATGCCATAGATTATAATAAATATTTCACAAGATTACAAAGTTCTAGTAGTATTTTGAAAACAGGCAATGATTGCTTTGGTGTTTCCTCTATATACAAAACACAGGACGCATCCCATGACCTACCTTTTGTTTCTAAATTAAAGAAAAACATAAAAATAGTAGAATATCCAGCGATGAATGCTATCGGTAATGAATATTATGCTCTGAGTCATTCTTGGTATAAGTATGCGAATCAACAACAGTCTCGCGACATCTCTTCCAAGATGACAAATTTTTTTACAAATTATTCGGATGCTCTAAAACATGAGCGCATGTGGACAGTATTTAAACAGTTTTCATATAAAATACAAGGAAAGTATCTTAGAAAAAATAAAGATACTTTAATAGAATTGAATGTTAGAGCAACTAATAATTTTAGACACAAGCGAGCCTTAGTCTATCCTGTAAATAGATTTTACCATCCATCTACTAAGACTTTTTTTTCAGCTCGTAAAGTAGGGCTTAAAGATGATGACCTTGCTCTCAGTGAGATGCTCCAATGGTTGATGCGTTCAAGGTTAAGAGAAGGTAAAAGTATTGATTTGTTTATACCTTCTCGAAGACAGCGGAACATCTTAAAGGCATACTTAAACAATGAAGAATATGATAAAGACAAGTCTTATGATTAAAAAAGGAGATTGACATGGGAAGAAAGAGAACAAGAGTTTTACATAATATCCATATGCCAGTAAACGGAGATTTTGGAACAGAGAGTTATTGTTTCGTAATGTATACGACAGGTTATGAAGACATTATGAAACGGTGCATTTCTCGTGGTTCTGCAAATCACGATATTTATCCTTTTTACATGGCTGCTGAACTTGAGGTAAAAAAAAGAATAAACAAGGAGAATTTATCAAATGCGTGATTTCTATTACGTTGAATTTAATTATGATGGGTTAAATCAAACCCGACTTGGGAGAGTTTATGATGCGTTCGTTATTTTTGGAAGTGGAGTAAAAGGAATTACCAAAGATATGATGAAAGACCTATCTTTCCCTGACTTAAAAATAACGATGTGTGAAAAGTATGATGATGTATTAAAAAATATAAAGACAAATAGAAATAAGGATGACGGAAGTTTGTCTCAGGAGTTTTTAGACATCCTTGATAGGCAAGAAATTGTACGAGTTGATTGGGAATTCAATGTTTCACCTTGGGAAATACCTCCCCTTTGGCAATGGGAAGCGGATAAAAACGGAGACCCATATTAAAAAAAACCTAAACCACAATTAAACAAGGAGATATACAATGTCTAAAGATACTTATACGGATACAGAACTACTTGATTTTTTAGAAGAGAAATTAGCAGAAACTGGTTTTGGGGTTAATTTCTCATATGATGTGTTGGGATTGCAAATGTTTTCATCTAAGGACATGAATGCAAAACCAGATGTGCGTTCTGCAATTTTGGAACTCATGAAACAATTCAATTCTTATTTAGAAATACAAAAAGAATATTTGGTTTATTTTCTCAAAGAAACTCTTACCGAAACAGAAAACAGAAAAATGGAGTTTGTATCTATTCTGGCTCAAGATGAAGAAGACCTTTATAAAAAAGCAAAAGAAGACTATAACATGGATAAAAAAGACATTATTAAAATTGTCAAATTTCTATAAGGAGTTCTATGACAACAAAACCAAAGAAACTTCAATCTTATGAGATATTGAAGTTCTCATCTACATTTCTAAAGAGGAATGAATGGGTTGTAAATATCAGCCTAAACAGTGGGAGGTTAAATCGGCAGGTCGTGAGTTTGGCGGAAAACGAATTCTTTTATCAATTGAGTAGATTGAAAGAGTCTGTGGTAAATTGGGATATTGTTGATGCCTTGATTTTAGAAAAACGGGAGTTGACAAAAAAGAAAAATTCCAATGTAAATCGAAACAGAATCAGAAAGTTAGATTGTGAATTAGATTCCATAATATTTATCCCCGAAATAGTATCTATAGAATTTGATAGCAAGTCGCACTATAAGACTCTGCAAAATAGAAAGTTGGTAGTAAATGACAAGGAATTTGTAAGATTTTTAGCTGGTGCAGGAAATATACGAAGTTCAACCGTATTCTTTATTGAGAAGTCTTACTTTACCCCACTAACAGATGTTTTGGATAATGGTCGAGATAAGAACACAAAGCTGAATCCTGCGAAATTAAATGCTTATTTCGGATTGTACGCGTCTAGCGGATTTAGAGTGGCTTACCCAAGATTTGCTGTAATTCCAGACTATGAATTTGAAAAAATAGCAACTGTAGATTTTATAGACGATGATAATGACATAAAAGAAATTGAGAGAACCTTGACCTTGAATGCTTTTGATGGGCAGGGATTAATATCTCCAAAATTTGCCAAAATATGGGCAGATGGATTAGGATTAGAATACACCCCGTCTAACTTTATAATTCGGTCATCTTTTATAAAGGGCTTAGTTGTAGTTTTTGACTATAAGAAATTTGCGAAAAGTATCGGTGTGGAAGTTGGAGTTGACTTATGGGGAAATAGATTTCCAATAGATGACACGGATATTGTTTTATCTGAATCTCAATTTAAATTATGGGACTCATATCTATCATTGGACGACTATATTTATAATAGTGAGAAAAATGACATACCGTTTAGGGTTACTCGATATTCACCTAAACAATTAAATCGAAGTAGTTCAACAAATTATATGTTTTTGCAAGTATTAGATTTGGCGGAAAAAGACATTAAATCCTTGTCAGAACCAACCTTGGATTTTTTTAGAGATGTCAGAAATTTGGATGAACGTAAAACATCTTTGTTTTTATCTGGAAGCAGTTTTTTTGATGATGATTTTGGGGCGGAAAAATTTTGTGATTTAGGTATTGTGTCAAAGTCCATCCTAGTATATCCCAAATTGCTTGGAGAGAGATATATATCTTCCAGAATTTCAAATGTTATAAAGAAAAAAGAACAGATGGCAAAATTAGGAAAATTAATTGTAGAGGGGCAATATCAAATAATGGTCTCTGACCCTTACGGACAAGCCCAATGGCTATGCGGAATGTCCCCAAGAGGATTGTTGAAAGAAGGAGAACATTATTCTAAATGGTGGTATGATAAAGGAGAGAGAGTTCTTGCTGCTGCCAGAAGCCCTCTAACTCATAATAGCGAAATGGTTAAATCTAAAATAACAGAAACAAGACAAATGGTTGAATGGTATAAATATTTAGGAAATGTATATATAATGCCTATAAATTCATTAGATACATTATACATGGCAGATTCGGATTAAAACGTAGTCCCTTTAGACCGCGAGGTCTATCGAAGAAGGTGGTGAAGGGCAAAATGCCCGTGTATCTCAAACCAAGTATTTGGGAATCATAGGAAATGATGATTTGTTGAGATGCTAACGAGGAAAGCTAAAGAGAATTTTTAATTATAAAATGATTAAAAAAGAAGAAAGAAGATATTATGTTTATGAATGGTTCAATGTTGACAGCGGCGAAGTTTTTTATGTCGGCAAAGGAACTCGGTTGAGGTATAGACAATTAGGAAATAGAAATAAGTTTTTTTTAAGATACCACAACAAATATAGTTGTGATGTGCGAATTATCTCTAATAAAATGGGCAATGATGAAGCTCTGATTCTGGAACATGAAGTAATCATGGAATATAGAAAAACAGGGCAATGTCAAACAAACATTACCGATGGAGGTGAAAATCCCCCAGTAATGAGTGGCGAGAAAAATGGTATGTTTGGAAAACACCATAGTCAAGACACGAGAGATAAGATTAGTCGCATCCATACATTATCTGGTCGATTTAAGGGAGCTGGCAATAGTCAATTTGGTGTTTCTCCGAAAGACAGAATGGATGAAGAAACCTATAAAACATGGAGAGCTAAACAAAAAGCGAGAAAGTTTGGAAAAACAAACCCAAATTATGGGAATAAAAAACTTTCAATGTTCTATAGGGACAATCCAGATGTGTCAAAAGAAAAGAATAGTAGGGCAGGCATAAAAAATGGAAGAGCCATCCCAGTAGCAATGTCAAATGATAACGGATTTTATAAGGAGTTTGATTACATGATTTTATGTGCAGAATATCTTGTAGAAAAAAAGATAATAGAAACAAGAGCAAAGAATCTTTCAGGCATTGCTACCAGAATTTCTTCAGCCGCGAAGAATGGTAGCGAATATGCAAACCATGATTTTAATTTCATAAACAAATAACTAAAATTCTCAATGCCAATCTCGTGCCAAGGCTTGGCTATAAAATGCCTCGCAAGGTCTAGAGACTATTCCGCAAGGAAGTAGGAGAGATGTGAAATACCTCTCTCCGAAGTGCCACCAATCTGTTTTTTTACAGATTATGAAATAGTCCAACTACAATTTTAAAGGTGAAAGCCGTTTGTAGTAGTACGATGGTGATATTTGTCTATTGACAAATCAAAAAGAACTAATAAATAGAAGAATAAGTGGAAACCCTATTAGCTATAATGGCGGAAAAGCAAAAAAAGAAATTGTCACAAAAGAATTGATAGCTAACGCGGATTATAATGGGCTTGGGACTAGGATAGGTTTTATTACGAATATCTCTAGCACGTTACACTCCCTTTTGTATAGATTTCCAAAAAATTCAGATGAAAGAATTGAGATAGATAAGAGGTTGAAGATTTGTAGAATGTTGCAGGGGGTAGAGATTGATGGGGCTAAACTGGGGGGAGTAAAGAAGAAAGTTCCACCATCTTGGACAAAGTATTCAAAAGAGTTATCGAACGTAGAAAAAAATATATTAGCAGACAAAAGACCATTGTTTATGCGACATCTATATCCGCAGTATGATAAAAAATATAAGAACCACATATATAATTATAACAATCATTGTTTTTCCCATTGGGGAATGTCTTTCAATTCTTTGGAACTGAAAGAAAAGAAAACTAAAAAACAGAAAAAAACAATTGAGAATTATTATAGGTATTCGGATTTTATCTTTACTCCATCCCCTATGAATGTTTTGTCTATACATATTGAAAATGAGTTGGATAGAATTTATGATAATACAAAAAAGAAAAAAATAGATTTTGATTATAAACAGCTCCTTTCCAATTTTCAATATATTCCAGATGAAGACAAAATAGTTGAAATGAAAAAACTTGTTGCGAAATTTCTATCGGCAAAAAAGGCTTGGAGAAGGACTATAAACAAGAGTTTGAAAAAAGATATTTATTACATTCTTTCTCAGGCAAAAAAAGATGCCCTTCAGGTAACAAGTGATGGGGAAGAATTGGGAAATCTTATTGTTTGGTTGATGAAGGATTCTTCTCGATATGATTCTTTTGGATGGACGGTTCTTGGCGACTTTATTGTAGAAAATCTCTTGCTGAGACATGGGAGAACAGTCGATATTTTAGTTAAGGATTTTTATGGAGAAGAAGAATTTTTGTTTGAAACTTATTCTAACAAAAAAATAACTCTGTAGGAGGCAAGTGTTTTGAAAAAAATTTATGACGAAACAGTTCTCTTGAATAGCGTTTTGAAAAATGGCTTTCTTACAGGAACTCCAGATTTTCAAGAACTTTTAGTTCTTGCGAAAAATTTTAGAGGTAGGTATGGATATGGTTTCACAAATATATGTAAGGAACTGTCTAATTTTTGTAGTGGCGAAATAGATGGATATTTAGATGAATTTTATTTTGAAACATTTCGCTCCGTAGCGAGAATTTCCATAAAAACACCTGAACTCAGAACGCCAAGCTACCCTATAGAATTTACAAGGACGGAACTAGATAAGATTAGAAGAATAAAAAATTTCAAATATCAAAAAGTAATATTTTCTGCGTTGTCTCTTGGTAAAGCATTTGGAAATAAAAAAATAATCTCGTCAAATCCGAAAGACATTTCTTTTATCTTAAAAATTTCTCAGACAAGAATATCCAAAGTTGAATTTAGAGATAAGGTAACACCCATTGCAAAACAACATGGGATATTCGAGCATAGGTTTTCTAAAAACGGAAATGGATTTTATATTTCTATCTTAAAAGAAGAAGATGAATCTATCCAAAGAGAGTTATTTTTTGATGATTTAACAAATGCTGGAGTTGAATATAAAAATTATATAGGGTGTGATTTGGGATGGTGCGAAAACTGTGAAACAGAAATTTGTAAACAATCCAATAGGCATGGGATGTGTTCAAAGTGTGCATATGAAAGTGGAAAAGATAATAATCGCAAAAGAGTTTCTAAGCATAGAGATGGGTGGCAGTAGCCTGTAATGGTTTAGGCGTATAGTTTCTATATAGATAGAGAGTTGTGCATTTCGCACAAAAGGAAATAAATAATGAAAAAATTAACAAATAATAAAGAACTGGTGAACATTCTGTCTGAAATGTGTGGTTATAATAAAGGGGATACTAAAATCTTTCTAAAGAATTGGAAATTGTTAATGGCGACACAAATGTACAATGGAACAGAAATGAATGTATCGGGACTTCCAAAACTATCCTTTACACTAAAAACAGGAACAGGAACTCCAATTCCTGGAGGTGGCAGAAGTGATAAAGAATGGGAGACATTAGTTCCTACTCTCTCGGTTCCGCCAGCTTGGAAGGCTCTTGCAAAAGAAGGGTTTGAAAATAGACGGGATAATGGGTAATAAGATAAAGTAAAATTATATAAGTAAAGATATTTTTATTTATATTAATTCTCAGATGGGGAAATTAGACTCTGGATAGGCGGTAAATAAATTTAAAATAATTTATATTATTTTTAGGGGGAAATCCCGCTGTCCAGAGGGATAAAGTAAATATATGGGATTAGCTCAGTCTGGTCAGAGTACTCGCTTTGGACGCGAGGAGTCGTTGATTCAAATTCAACATCCCATACTAATTATAAAAAATAAATCCTTATCCTAACAGGTGTGGATTTTTTGGTTTAAGTACTAAGGAGGATTTATAGATATGTATAAAGCACTTACTGCAAACTTAACAACTACGGCAGGGGGAGATTTGATTGAAGCATTGGAAGCTCTTTTATCTAGTGGAGACAACATCATCGCTGCTAAAATTTCAATTGTAGCACAATCGGCATTGAGCATTAAAATAAACGACCACCCAGTCTATAGTCCTCTTTATGCAAACGGGACGGATTGGAAAATTTCTTATGATAAAGGGGATGTTTTTGCCAGTTCTATAGTTACTCAACAAACGGGAGTTTCTGTATGGATAAGCATTCTGTATTAAACGGAACATTTATAAGGAATATTTTCGCAATGGGTTCGTTCTCTCTTGGTATGGCTGGAGTTCCAGAATCGAGTGGTGATGGGAGTGGAATTCAAGAAGTATGGGTTTTATCTTCAGCCACATCTCATCAGCCCACTAATAGACTTGGATTTTGGGATGACGGTGAGAATTGGAATGATACAAATGTTTGGTACGATTAAGGAGGATAGATTATGGTTTATGTAGATATTGCAAATAGTGAAACAGGTCTATCTGCTAGGGGAAAGATAAATGAGATAGGTTCAGATGTAGAGAAATCAGTAAGACAGGTATCGGATATTGCAAATGTTTCTAGTGAATTGGAATACTGGGGTAATGGAACAAGTGTTTTAGATTTATCGGATAAAAAATATTATAAATGGAGTGGTAGCGCATGGGAAAGAGACTACAGGGCTGCTACAACTATTGATAGTGGGGTTGGGGCTACTGAATTTGTATGGGATGATTTGAGAATTAGTCCAACCACTCTTCCATCTATCGGCGCAAGAAGTCCAGAACACAAAGTTGTGGCTAATGATGGCACAAGCTCATCCACGAGCAATGCAATTGTTTTAGACGGAAATAACGACTATACTACAGTTGGTGATTATCCAGCGTTAGATGTAACAGAGATGACTATTGAAGGATGGTACAAACCAGTTAGTTCTGGTAGTTATGAGTTACTCGACAGGGATAGCAATTTTGAATTCTATATGTCTGGTGGACAGTTACAATTTACATTGAAAGGTGTTAATAATGATAGTCAATCCAGTGATAATGGGGTAATTCTTGCTGGTGGGTATCAGCATTATGCTGTAGTTATTTCTGATGAAGGTGCAAGACGAAGGGCAACTTTTTATGTAGATGGGGTCGAGAAAGGTAGCGGCAGATTGAATGCCAACTTTACTGGTGCGTCTGATGGATTGAGATTTGGTCAATACACTTCGGGATGGAATTATCAAGGTTCTATGGATAATTGCATTATATACAATGTCCCTCTTACGTTATCTCAAATACAAGAAAGATATAACGGTGGAGATGGAAGTATTACATTACCAACTGGAGTTACAGAAGCTACAGATGTTGTTGCCAGATTTGAGTATGATGAAGGAACTGGCACGGTTGTAGATAATAATTGTACTCTGGGTAGTGGGAGTGATATGATGTTATTTAACTCTATTGGATGGGAAGCTGGACATGTTGACAGTGGAAATCCAACGGGTTCTTTTGGTGTTGTGGCATTGAGTTTTAATGCAGATACGACTAACGAAATATTTTTCTCTGCTCAAATGCCTCACACCTATGCAGAAGGGACATCTATATTTCCTCATATCCATTGGATGAATCCATCTCCTGGCAGCGGAAATATTGTCTTTGGGTTAGAGTATTTGTGGGTTAATAAAGAGGAAGCTATTGCAGGTGGAAATACGACAGTAGTTAAAAAGGTTATTGCTGCAGGAACACAGGGAGTACATAATATCAATACAATCGCTGAGTTGGATGGAACAGGGAAGAAAATAAGTTCTATCCTAGAATGCCGTCTATTCAGAGATGGGTCTAATAGTTCTGATACTTTGGCTAGTGAGATGTTTTTGTCAGAATTTGATTTCCATTTTAAAATAGATTCGTTAGGTAGTTATCAAGAATATATAAAGAGATTATAGAGATTTATTGATGGGTTTTATTCCAAGACTGGTGTTGGGGGATTTTATTTACAAGTTCAATTCTTGTAACTTGGATTTATGATGGATAGGGACGTACACCCGAAAAGGCATATTCTCAAATGCTCTTCCATCATCTTGTTTTATTTGAGAGTAATCTATGAGAGGATTTGATTATGAGTAGAAAATTAGAACAGTCTGTAGTTAATGATTATTTTAGTGAGTTTGGATATATTGTAAAATCAACATACATGGGTTATGCAAAACCTTTAATTGTACAATGTCCTATTGGGCATGAATATAGCATTAGCTTGGATGTGTTTAAGCGGGGTTCTCGATGTCAATTGTGCGAATGGGAATCACGAAAGAAAAATCCAGATGAGATTCATTCTTTTTTAAAAAAGAAGGGTTATCGGTGGGTGTCTGGAGAATACATTAATGCACATCAGAAAATAACAGTGGAATGTGACAAAGCCCATTCGTTTGATATTCCATGGGCTGCATTGTCTCAAGGAGCGGGATGCCCCAAATGTGCAAAAGATATGGCATCTCTTCGCTACAGAAAAGATTTTAACTTAGTATTGTCAGACATAAAATCAAAAGGTATTGAATATGTTTCTGGCGAGTATATAAACGGAACATCTAAAATGACTTTATTTTGTCCTGCACATGGAAAGTTTCAGAGGAGTTATGACAGCGTTATGTCATCAAAATATCCTTGTCCAAAATGTGCAAAGGTGGGAGCAGCAGAGTTTCATAGAAAAGATTTGGACGAGATAATAAAAAATATTGAATCATACAATTTTAAATATATCTCAGGAAAGTACAAGAATAATATGAGCAAATTAAAAGTTGAGTGTGATAAGGGGCATATTTTTTCAATTAGTTGGGCGAATTTTAGTAAGGGGAAGAGATGCCCCAGCTGTGCTGTGTATGGATTTAATACGGCTAAAAAGGGAATTTTGTATTATCTAAGGGTAGAATATAGAAATAAAACATACTATAAGATAGGAATAACAAATCGCTCTATTAACGACAGATTTAATAATTCCGATTTAGAAAAAATAACAATTTTAAAAACATGGAAACATAAAAGGGGTTTCACAAGTTATAAAAAAGAACAGGCTATATTAAAAAAATATTCAGAATATAGATATAGAGGTAAGACTAAGGTATTGCAGTCTGGTGGAAATACAGAACTTTTTACTAAAGATGTACTGGGACTTGATTTGTAAAGGAGATGTTGAAATGGGAAAGGGTGTAAAAAGTATACGTGTAATGAGGGAATACATATCACCTAACGGTACACTAATAGAGGGAAATGTTTATTGTCGCAGGTGTAGAAAAGAAAAGGCTCCAAAAGAATTTTATGGGGCTGTTGACCACACCTTAGATACTAACGGGCTGTTTTCAGTTTGTAAAGATTGTTGTAATATAGTATATGACGGGGAATATTTAAAACTGAGAACAATTAAAAACGCGATGATTTCCACTTGTAGACTACTTAATGTTTCTTATAATGAATCAGCTTTGGATGGAACAAAAAGCCATATTAAAAAAACTCAAGAGCGGAAGGGCGTTGATTTCAAACAAAAAGTTTTTAGTTTATACAAGTCAAAATTGTCTTCTACTGCACAAAGAGAAACATCGTCCATGGCTGGAACCCCTCTAACATTTTCTGAGCCTCCTTCAACTATTGCATTGATTGATATTGATAAAGAAGACCAGTTACCTCAAGATGAGTTTTGGGGAAAGGGATATTCTCAAGACGACATAGAATTTTTAGAGAAAGAATATTGGAATTTTAAGAAAAACTATATTATTGATGACTATGCAGACAAGGTTTTGCTAAAAGAAATTTGTTATTTATTGTTATCCATAAGTAAGGATAGGTTGCTACCTAATAAATCAGTGTCCGCATCGGTTAAAGAATTACAGAAATTATTACAAACAGCAAATCTGTCTCCAGATGTTGTATCAAGTTCATCAAGCGGGAAAAACATGGAAACCTATGGAATGAAAGCCAAGTTTATGGAAGAACACAGTCCTTCTGAAATAGCAAACCCAAAATATGATGATGTAGATAACTACAAATATTATTATAAAAACTTCCTAGAAAGACCTGTTATCAACTATCATGAAGGAACTCCGAACTACAAAATAGATGAAGATGGCAAAGAAGAAGATTGGAGTGTGTGATGAGTTATAAAAATTATCAATCTAATAAGCATAAAAAAAATATGAAGAGACAAGATTCTCTTGTGAGAGGGAAAGATTCCACTCTAGCGAAAACCATGTCTGAAAAACAAGAAGAACAATTCGCAAAATGGAATTACTTTTTTAGACGGAATCCACAGTATTTTGTAGAATGGTATTTAGGATTGACGTTGTATGAATATCAACGATTTTGGATTTATCATATGATGAACTCTTCACGATTTTTGAGTTTGGCGGGAAGGGGTACTGCAAAATCATTTATAGCTGGACTTTTAGCTGTTGTAAGGTGCATTCTTTACCCTGGAACAACTGTTGTAATTGCATCAAAAACAAAGAAGCAGGCAAATCTAGTTGTTAGTTCAAAAATAAAATGGATGTATGACGAGTTCCCGAACATAAATAGAGAAATAACGAAAATATTATCAAACCCAAACGATTCAGTTGTTGAGTTTCGCAATGGGTCTGTTATAAAAAGTGTAGTGTCTTCTCCGAATTCAAGAGGTCATAGATGTAATATGCTCCTTGTAGATGAATCGAGGCAAGTATCGTCTGAAATTCTTGATACAATATTAAAGCCATTTTTAATTATCCGAAGACCTCCATTCACAATGAAGGAAGAATACTCTGACTATATAGAACAGCCTTCGTATATTAGAATTTCATCGGTAGGGTATAAGTCTGAAGAGTGGTATGCTAGAGCAAACACCACTTTGCGAGAGGTGGCAAAGGGGAGTGAAACAACGAAGGCATTGTTTTGGGATTATACCTTAACTTTAAAACATCATATTAGAAGCAGAGAGCAACTCGAAGAAGACAAGATAGATATGGACGAAATCTTCTTCTCTATGGAGCTAGGTAATATTCCTTACGGAGGAGCTAAGAATAGTTTTTTTAATTATTCAATGTTTAAGAGAACTGTGAAAAGACCTTGGATACCTATTCGATTTGACATGGCTAAACCAAAAGCTAAGAACAAATATGACATACCCAGAAGCATTGGAGAGGTGAGGATGGTCACAGTTGATTGTGCTGCTGCTCCAGGGTCTACAAATGACTTGACATCTTTATTTTGTTTCAGGCTCATCCCGACAAAAAAGGGATATAAAACACTCGTTGTCTATGGCGAGGCTTTTTCTGGAATGAATACAGAATTGCAAGCCCTTAGAATCAAGCAAATTTATTCTGAGTTTACAAATTTTAAGGATGGAGATGTTCTTGTTCTGGACAGCGCGAATATCGGTAGGGGCATTTATGATAATCTTACAAGTATAAGCACTGACACTGAGAGGGATATAGATTATCCGCCCATGAAGGTTATGATACACCGAAGTATTTCAGATACACGGTATAAAGATTTTAATGACAGGGCTATATCTCCAGATGCGTTTGAATGTGTCTATCCAATTCAAGGAAGTGCATCTCTGAATTCTGACATAGCTAGTTCTTTTCGGAAAAGGTTGAAGAGCGGACTTCTTCATTTTTTAGTAGATAAAGATGAACAGGAAGAAACATATTTAAAAAAGAAGAACAAAGATATGGTTAGTATGGATGATGTATCGCTAAAGGCGTATATATTGAATCCAAATATTCAAACATCATTGCTGGTAAATGAATCTATAAGTCTTGAAATGAGCATGTCAGGAGAAAATATTAAGTTGGAAGAAAAATCAGGGGCAAGAAAAGATAGATATTCTAGCGTATCATATGGAAGTTATGTTGTGGGATTGCTTGAGCAAGAACTGTTACAGCTAACGACAGATGACGACCTCGACACTTGGGTCGGAGCATTAGGGGTAGTATAAAAATTATCTTGGTTATGGTGTGGGGATATAATTTGGGTTCAATTCCCATTCCAAGAATTTAAAATTAATTGTTTAGTTGTCATTATGCTGACAGCAAAGGAGGTATTATGACAAAAGAGAATAATAATAAAGAAGATGTTTTATTAAAAGAAAAAGAAGTTTGGAGTATTTTAGAATTTGCACAATCTCTATCTGGAATTGGTTCCAATATGCCTATAAGTATAGATATGTTGAATCAAGCATTGAAAAATACCACACTCGGAAATACAGGTGAGGTTACAGTAGAGCAAGTAGAAAATGCTTTAGCAAAACCAAAAGAAAGTGAAGATGAATTAAGAAGAATTTCCCAATCATTTGACATCACGTCTTCTATATATAAGAGGCTTTTATCCTTCATGGGAAATCTTGCGTCTTTTGATTATACTTATACCGCCACTCGAAAAGATGGAAAACCTCAAAAATACAATGAAATTCAATATAAAAAAGATTCAAAAATTCTTGAAAATTTTATGGATAGCTTTGATTATAAATCAGAATTTATAAAGGTGTCCAGACAGATATATCGTAATGAAGCATATTTTTCAGTGCTTAGAGATGAAGGAGATAAATATGTTTTGCAAGAATTACCTCAAGACAGATGTAAGATAACAGGTCGTTTTTCTCATGGGATATTGTTTTCTTTTGATTATATGTATTTTGCTACTCCTGGAATAGATATTGACTTTTTCCCACATATATTTAAAACTACATTGGTAAAACTTGAAAAAAATAAAATAGATACCAAAGGATATAATCCTTCTGATACTCTGTTGGGACGTGGAAATCACGGATTTGCTCAATGGGTAGATACTAGTCCATTAGATAATTTCTGGATGTTTAAATTTACTCCTGAGATTGCTTCCCGTATTCCTTATTTTGCTGGATTATTTCCTGATTTAGTAAATCAAGACACGATTAGAGAATTACAGAAAAGTGATTATTTAGCCAGTGCGGCTAAAATAATAATGGGTGAGGTTCCTCTCCTGAACGGAAAAGCTGCAATAAAAGATGCAATATCTATTTCTCCTGACCTTTTAGGAAAGTTTTTAGCCTTAGTAAAAAGTTCTTTGAATACAGAAGCGGTTAAAGTTGCCGCATCTCCTTTACAAAACGTAGAATCTTTTGACTTTAAGTCTGACCCTAACATATCCAGTTCTTATTTAAAGAACACTTTGGCAAGTTCTGGTGTGAGTTCAAATCTTTTATTTTCACAAGATGCGAAATTAACCGTTCTTGAGGCTGCTCTGTCTATGAATATAGACGAGATTTTAGCAGAAAGTGTATATCCACAATTTAATGATTTTATAGATTGGCATGTAAATAAAAGAACTAAAAATTATAAGTTTGAAATTAAATTTGAAGGGTCTAAAACATATACTAATTATGAAAGAAGACTAGATAAAGCTATGGAATTAGCCCAGTCTGGAATTGTTCTCCCACAACGAATAGCGAGTGGTATGGGAATGAGTCCTTTTCAATTAGAAAGAGAATTGGCAATGGCAAAGGATTCAGGATTCGTTGATAATTTAACCCCGATTCTAATGAGTGGGCAAATGTCAAAAGAAGAAATTTCTGGCACAAATGATGATGCTGGAGCACCAACTAAAAAAGATAAAGATTTGTCGGAAAGCGGGTCTCAAACACGTGAGGTTGGGGGGAATGATTCTAAACAAGTTTAATCAAAGTAAAAGGAGGTAGATAAGTATGTCTGTTACAGAATATAATTTTCCTGACTTTTATAGAGGTGACACTTGCCAGCCAATAGATTTTCAGATAACTGTGAATGGTTCTTCTTTGGATTTGACTGGTTCCTTGATTAGTATGATGGTTAGAAAAAAGGTTTCTAGAGAATATTCTGATGGATTATTGATGGGTAGTTTTGATAGTGATACTATTGGTGGAATAACAATTACAAATGCTATAGGCGGAGAGTTTATGTTTAATTCTCAATTAATTGATATTATTCCAGATGCTTTTGATTATGATATACAAATTATGTTTTCTGATTTTACTGTAAAAACATATATATCAGGTGATTTTATAGTTAAGCAGGATTATACTAATGGTAGATAATATAATAATTAATGTGGCGGAACATCCTATCTCGGTAGAAATTGTTACATCAGAAGGAATTGGAGATGCTCCAGTTGATGGAAGTATCTATGGAAGATTAAACTCTGCATGGGAAATCGTTGCAGGTGCAGTTAGATTGTGGACTAGAAGTAGTTCTACGTCTACACTATCACCATCGACTCCGAATGACAACATAGATGCTGGTGAAGGATATATAACTGGGAGAAAGTGTGGTGTATTCGCTCATTTGTCTAAAATATCTAAGACAGAGTGTACTTTGGCAGATACTTGGTATCCAATTCAAGGGGCGTTTATAAATAATCCGATGGAAGATTTTAGTTTTGGTGTAAACCAGATTATATATAATGGAATTAAAACTCAATATTTTGAGATTGATGCTCATGCAACCGTGCAAGGTGAAAACAATGGAATAGTTCTACATTTTGGAGTAAAAATCAATAATATTTTATTTGACGGTTCCATTATGGGACAATTCTTGAAAACTAAAGATGAGCCTTTTGCTATTTCTGGAACGTCTGTTATAGAATTGTCTGAAACTGATACTGTTCAATTTGTTGTGAAATCTGACTTAGCTGGACAGGACATACGTTTTAATCATCTTACGGCAACAATCTCTGAGTTTTTTGATTAAGGCATAGAATACCAATTTTAAGTGGTAAATAAAGAATTAAATAAGTAGAAATATGGAGGAATATAAATTATGACAATTACAACTGCCCAAGAGAGTGATATTAACAAATCTATGAAAGCTCTGGAAAGAGTATCCTTTGGCTCGATGCTTGTATCTCGTGGTGTTTATACTGTTACGGCAGGAGAAGCCTCTGCTGGGACGTTAGATATTATTACAACTTTTACTGGAGCTACGGGATTTCTAGTTCAAATCTATAGAAGCGATGTGAATGTAGCAGCTGATGCCGATATAACATTGGCAAGCGGTGTTTTAACAGTTGCAGATGGTGGGGCTACCTATGCAGTTACAGCGGGCGACATCGTTCATTATATTTTGCTCTAAGGATTCTCTTATGTACATACTGAATTCTGAAAAGAAAGACATTGTCTCGTTCCCTTCCGTGGTTCAAAAATACTTGATTTCAAAAGCAAAACTTCCTATTTATTCAAAAAAAGATAGGGTTTCTTATTTTAAAAAAACAAAGAGACTCAAAAAGGAATTAGACCAAGCTCCTTTGTGGGTGAGAATACTTATACGGGGGATTAATTATGAATAAAGGTAAAAAACTAAATTTTGAAGTAGAGAATATCTCTGTAGAAGACTCTATGCCTAATTCTAAATTTGCAAAAATATCATTGGACTTTTTTGCGAGTGGTGATAATGAACACGAGATGTATGTTAGTGAAGATGTTCTTAATAAAAAAGCAGAAACCATATTCAATGTCCCAATTGTTTGGGAGTACGACAGAATTCTTGACGATGCAGGTTCTCATGACCCACTAGAAGTTCCTTGTGGCTTTGTAAAAGACGATGCTGAAATAGAAAGAATAGTCATTTCAGATGGAAGGACTATGCTCAGAGTTGTTGGGTATATATGGAAAAGATATTCTGGTCGATTGATGGAAATTTTAGAACGGGATGGTGGGAAGAAACCCGTCAGTGTTGAAATGAGTGTATATGAAACGCATATTGATGATGATGGGAAAGAGAGTCTTATTGATTATGTTTTTGAAGCGATTACTATCTTGGGGTCATTTATACAGCCAGCAATCCCATCTGCGGGATTGAGTGTTCTTTCATTTTCGCAGGAAAAGAGTGATTACGAAAAAGCCTATAAAAAGGAATTCGCCAAGTATTCGGAAATAGATTTTTCAATTCCATTAGAAGTAAAAGCAAATTGCCAAGATGGTTTAGATATTTATAATGAGTTTGGATATGGGGGGACTACGGTCTCACTTGCTATGTCTCGTTATATTATTAAAAATGATAAGATAGAAGCATCTAAAATTCGCAAGATGGCAAAATACTTTACTGTAAATGGGGGTCGCTCCAAACCTGATGATATAAATGGTAGAGAGTTTATTAGCTGGCAATTATATGGTGGGGAAATTGGGAAGAGTTGGAGTTCTGAAATAGTTGATAAGATGAATGTTGCAGACGAAGCCATGGTTTCTCATTTTAATATTGACGTTGATGGAAAAGATAAAAATTTTCAAGAAAAGGAGATAAGTATGAAAAAAGAAGAAGATTTTAAAAAAGAAGATAAAGAACCTGAAGATGAACCTGTAACCATGGAGAAAGAAGAAGTTTCAGAATCTGAAGATGCCGAAGAAAAAGATATGGCAAAAGAAGAAGATGCTGAATCCGAAGAAGATTTTACGGAAGAAGTTGAAGAAGACGAGAAAGAAGAAGGTTTTGAAGCAGAAGAAGAAAAAGATTATGAAAGTCTTTTTACTGAACTAGAAGGCAAATTCTCAGTTATTGAAGTTGAAAATAAAGAACTTCGTAAATTTAAATCTGGCATTGAAAGACAACAGTTCGATGTTAGAGTTGAAACAACGCTGACTTCTGTAAAACATCTTTTTGATAAAGGCGGTTTACTTGAACTTCGTGAAGATGCTAAGAACTATTCATTGGATAGTTTAAACGGGTGGGAAAACGTGGTTAAGGCAAAAGCCTTTGAAGTATCTGAAAAGATGCCCAAAGATAAAGATGTCGCGGAAGATGATGGCATTTTGAAAATGAGTTTGGTTGACGGTGATATTGTAACTAAACCTGTTTACGACAGCTTGTGGGATTAAGTAAATACCACTGTGCTGATAAAGTAGAAAAAATTCTCGAAAGAGGACTAAATATTTAGGAGGAAGAAAAATGGCAACAAATGATTATGCAATTGTCGAAATCTCCAGCGGCGGAGAGCAAACTAATAATGCCGCAAATCAAAGTGTAGTTTCAACCTACGCAATGGAGAACGGGTTTATTTTTGCTTTAGATACCCTTTCTAACGTAGCTGGAAATGGTGCAGTTTTTGTAGCAACCACTCCCGCAACTGGAAATTTGAGTAACCTTTCGATGCTGGTAGAACCACCTGTGTCAAAAATTGCTGGACGAAAAGGTCTTTCTAAAGACCCTCGCGAATTTAGGCTTGAAATAGCTGAAGTTGGTTCTGCAAAACAACTTGAAGTTGGAGATATTGTTAAATTATCCGCAACTGCTGTTACAGGTACTGCTGCTGCATATTTGGTTGCAACAAATGCGTCAAATGTATTGAATTACTCAGCTTCTGTAATTTCTGGTTTGACATTAAAAGTTATTGATGCTTCGGATTATTTCTCCTTGGCAGATGGTGCCGCTATTGGTACTCAACGTGTTGCGGCAATTAAAGCTAAAGTCGTAGCAGTAGCATAGGAGGATATAAAAAATGAAAAATTTACCTAATCACATTGTTCGTTTCGCAGATGGTGGAGATTTTTATGATAAGTTTACGGACTTATTTGCTCACTATCAATCAGAAAAACTTGGACTTAATAAAACTTATGAGAAACTTGGAAAATCAGGTTTACCAGTAAGTTATTCTACAAAAGAATCCGAAGTAGAAATTGCTTTCCATAAAGAAATTGCAAAACACTCTGGAATTCCATCAACAAGCAATTTGCCTCTGTCCACTCGTGCAAACCACCCTCTCTATAAATATGCTGTGTTTGCAGTTGTTGGTGCGGCAATTGATGCTGTAGTTCCTCAGATTCTTATGGATAGTATTGGTTATTATTCAGATGTTCATAATATCGCTTGGGGCGATACTGCTCAATTTGACATTCAAATGGCTCGTGATTATTTTGTAGTTTCTCGTGCTGGTAGGGGTGTTGGTCAGAGTTTTATCAATAAACAATATACTGGCGAAGTGTTAGTTTCTCCTGAATATCGTCAGATTTCAGTAGCTACAGACCTCTATCGAGTATTAGCTGGTCAAGAAAGTCTTGTAAACTTTGTTTTCAAAGCCGCCAAATCTTTAGCCGCGGATATTCAACGGGACACTTACAATACTTTTAACAACGCTCTTACTGGTCTATCATCTCCTTTGAAAGTTACTGGCTGGTCTGTAGCTGGATTTACAGGGCTTGCTGAATTGTTAGAGTCTTGGAACAGTGCTCCAGTTGTTTGTTTGGGTACAAAGACCGCTTTGAGCGTTATTACCCCATCGGATGCTAATTATCGTTATGATATTGATTCTCCATTTGCTCGTTTTGGTTTCATGAATGATTTTAAGGGTGTTGAAATTCTTGAAATGAAACAAAGTGCTGCTTGGGAAACTGAGTTTTCTACCGTCTTGGATGACACAAAGTTATATCTTGTTTCTCCTGCCAGTGGCAAACTGGTAAAAACTGTTTTGGAAGGGAATGTATTGAGTAGAACTAGTCAACATGCAGAAAATGCGGATTTACAAAGTGTTGCTACGTTAGGTATGTCTTACGGTAGCGCAATTGCTACTGGGGCTTTAGCTGGAATTATTCAGCTTTAGTAAATTAACCTGATAATATGGGAGGCTTATTTCTAAGCCTCCCATATACAGAAAGGAAAGTATAGAATGGCTAAACCTACAAATGCAGAATTAATCAAGAAAAATCAAGCATTAGAAAGTGAATTAAAAGAACAAAAGGAAGCATTGTTAGAATTACAGAAGACAATGGAAAATCTAAAACCCAAAGGGGCAAATGCTGAAATGGTGACAATGAAAGAACCCTTTGAAGATAAATATAAAACAGAAGAATTTAATATTCGACCCGATGAATACGTTGAAGTTGTGTCTCTTTGTCCTAATGACTTATATCTATCAAGAAGTTTACGAGATGAAAACCCTTTGAAATTTGAAACATTGGGTGAACGAAAACATCTTTTATATAGCGAATTGATTGCTATTATAAATCATCATCCCAGATTTGCTAAAAATGGAGATTTCTATATTCCAGATATAAGAATTGTAAAGCGACATGGGCTAATTGATTTTTATGATAAAATTTTGACTAAAGATGAAATCTATTTGGTTATGACATCTGATAGTGATGAAGCAATTAAAATGTTTAAGAAAGCAAATATGAAACAACAAGAATATCTTTCAGACATGCTTATTGCTAAAATTATTAAAGGTGAAAATGTCGATATGAATATGGTCTATAAAATGGGGCAAATTCTTGGAACAGATATTGCTAAATCGGCAGAAGATGCAAAAGAATTTGGAAAATTATTAATTAAAGAATAAAAAATAAAAGGAGGTTATAAAAATGACAACTCCTTATAATGCAGTGTACGATTTATTTTTAGTACAAATAAAAGACTGGAGATTGGATAATCTTTATGATATATCAGTTCCAGATTTTGAAAATTATTTACAGGGATTCCTAATTTTAGGAATCCCTGAATTTAGTGAGTTTTGTGACCAGAGTTTGGTAAGAGATGACATTCTGTCTCTTTTTACAGAAGATTTGACGGATGCTAATTTAATACTTTTGTCTAAATTTATGGTTAAGGCGTGGTTAGATAAAGAAATTCAAGATTCGAGGCAGATACGTCTCCATGTAGGGGATAAGGATTTCCGTATCTTGAGTGAAGCAAATAATTTGAGAGCGAAAGAATCTTATATGGTTTTGAAGTTAGAAGGTTTGAGCCAAGACCTGATAAACTATTCATGGTATGGAAAAGATATGTCTGACTGGTTGAATGGGACATTTATTAGCGCATAGGAGGATATTAAAAAATGGCATATGTACATTATTCAATATATAAAACCTCCATGACGAAAACTCCAAAAGCAGATTACTATGATGAAACTCAGGCATTTATAGATGATATGTTCTATGATTCTTCTGATTGGTATACGATTCAAGAAGAAACTTTTTTTGCAAGTGGGGAGTATGTAGATTTGGACGTTCGTATTAATCGAGTTATTAATCCTAGCACGGGAGCAAATCGAGGTAATGACTGGAAACTACTCCTGTTTAAAGATATATCTAAAAGCATACCTTTGGGTTCTTATTTTATATTTGAAGACAATTATTGGATAGCTGTAAATACAGAAGATACGGTTGACTTGACTTCAACTTGTATTGTTAGACGATGTAACAATACTCTCCGATGGTATGATGTTGAAACAGGAGCGAAGTATTCTTACCCTTGTGTTTTGGGATATGTTATAAATGAGAACCGAGATTATGTATCAAATAATAGCGCAGTAGTTCAACCATCTGGTCTATTGACGGCTATCTCTCAATTAAATATCGGTACAAACAAAATACAATCGTCTCAGAGATTTTTGTTCGGGAATGCTTCGAGCTGGACTAGCTACAGGGTAGAAGGGGGGGGAATCAATAATTTCTCTAATTCTGAGACCGTGAACAACACTCCGTATGGTTTGTTGACATTGACGCTTGGAGTTAAACAGAGAGGGAATGACGAAATTGATGACCTCGTAAATGGTTATGCAAATGCTCGCAAATTAGAGTATTCTATATCTCTTGATAAGAGTTCTATATCTGGTCAGGTTGGAGATACCTATCAGTTAGATGCTACAGTATATGACGAGGGTCTAACTGTTGACAGAGATGTTATATGGGAGTCTTCGGATGAATACATAGCAACTGTTGTTGACGGATTGGTTACTTTTGCAAATACTGGGAATTGCTCTATCACCGTGAACTTAGACGGAGATGCTGATGTCAATGATAGTTGTAATATAGTTGTAAATACTACCCCAATATCTGAATATGAAATCGTTGTGTCTCCAGATAAAAATTATGTATTAGAAAATGACAGTGAGAGTTACAATGTTACATTAGAACTCAATGGTATAGACACTACTGACGTATTTGTTTTTAATATTGTTGCAGGGAATGTTCCTGTGGATAATTATGTGTTTACTGTTGTTAATGGAAATAATTTTAATTTAGAGAATGTTGGAATGTATATAGAAGAAGAGTTGGTTATTAGATGCACATCTGGAATTCATAGTCGAGATATTTCGATTCGACTAAGGGGAGGATGGTAAAATGGCAGATGTTTGTGACAGTAGGGATGGATATAACTTTTTTGAACAATTCCCCAATTATTCATATCTGATGGTAAAATATCTTCGAGACAATAATGAGACGATTTGGAAGTTATTAAAATATAATTCGGCGAATGCTTGGATGAAGCCAGATTTGACAGTAAGTGAAAAAAATGAATTAATATATGCTGGAATTGGAAATAGTTCTAAGTTTTCTATATTTTTAAGTCCTGGATTTCCCGATGTTGGGAAAGAAGAGAAGACTTTCTTGACTATTTCACCAAATATGATAATACCTACAAATAAAGTAGTATCGCAAGTTACAATCATGTGCGAGGTCTATTCAAACTTCAACATAACCCACCTTTCTAATTATACAGCGAGAGTGGATGTCATTGCTCAACAGTTAATTCAAACTTTTAATGGGGCAATAATTGATGGATTGGGAATAGGTCAAATATTTCTTGACAGATTAGGGTCTAAACCTACAGGGTCTGAAAGAGCAGGAACTTTGCCGTTCTCTGGGAGATGGTTGCTTTTTGCAAACAACACTGTTTAATTATGAATATTGATAAACTAATTTACATAAAAGAGTAATTCTATGTCAAATAATAAATATGAGAAATACACTACTTTCGACTCCCCTATTCCTTACAAATCATTGTTGATATATCCTGCCACGATGAGAGATTATTTTGAGTTTATGGCAAGTTCTCCTGTGTTATTGATGGATATATACAGTGTACCAGACCCAAAAATTCTTTCGATGAAATACTTAGAATATCTTTTTCACATAAAAGAATATGACGAAGAAACTAAGAAGGATTATTATCCTTATCTGAATCCTTTATATTTTTTGTTGAAATTGGTTTTGAGAATCGAAGATGGAGATGAAGATAATAAGATAGAATTTTTCCAACCTGATGGAATGCCCACTATCCGTATAGGGAAGGATGTTTTTGATAAAAATGATTTTGAGGTAATTAGAGAAATAATAATAGAGCAAAATTTGCTAAATCCTCCTAACCATAAAATAGACAAGAAGTTACGAGACTCTATGGCAGAAGCGAGAACTCTAAAAGCTAAGATGGGGGAAAGTAAGACATGCTCCATAGAAGACCAGATGACTGCTCTAATGACTGAAACATCCTTGAGAATGGAAGATATTTACAATATGACTATCCGAAGATTTTCTAAGGCTTTAGAGAGGGTTGATAATACTCTTCATTATAAAGTTTATTTGTCTGCTTCGATGAGTGGGATGGTAACATTTAAGGATAAGTCATTTATTAAACACTGGCTTGTGGACTTACAGAGAGACGAGTTAGATGAGTTGGTAGCTTACAATTCAATAGAAAATACAGTTACGAAAGGTAACTTATAAATTTTAGGAGGAAGATATTATGGCAAAACAATATTTTATGCCAAATGTAGCAAACGCAAGATTGTTCGATATGGAAGACAACCTTATTATGGTTGCCAAAACACTGCTTGATACGACTTTTGATTTCACCGTTCAAGTGACAGACGTTAGAGCTGGGAAAGGGAATCCTTTGATTTATGCTCATTTTCATAGTCCTGAAGGAACTGTCGTATTAACAGATGCACAATTTAACTTACAAATGTTGGCATCTACTGTGGGGTCTACCCTTACTACGGGTGCTAATGTATATACTCAAGAAGATGTAACTCTTGGAACAGGTGGAACAGGAACAGTCACTGGAACTCCTCTTGCGATTCAAGGAACAGCACTTTATGGGTGGGTGACACATGATGGCGTAGATGCTGTAGAACGTGTCACTTTTACGGGTTCAGGGTTCACGTCTTCCGTGGGAAGCGATGATGATGTTGTATGTGTTTATTATTTTGAAAACAACGCTTCTGCAAAACAACTTAGTATATATTCGGATGTCGTCCCCGACACTTTGAGATTAGTCCTAGATGGCGACCTTGCCGAGAAATCAGATAGTTCTGCTGGAATTGTTGGAGAAGTACAGATTATTGTTCCAAAATTGCAACTAGACGGAAACTTCAGTTTGGCAATGACCCCAGACGCTGTGTCTACGACTCCAATTAAGGGGAGAACTATTTCTGCGGATAACAATGTTGCAGGGTGTTCAGCACAAGGTATTTTAGCTGAGATTACCAGAATTATTGATGACGCAGATTGGAAAGATTCTATAACTGGATTATCTATTTTGGGGGGTGATATTACATTGGCAGCCGCTGAAACAAAAGATATTGAAGTTATAGCTGTGTTGGATGACGGAACCACTAAGACTGTCCCAATTGCAGATTTGACTTATGCTTCATCGACTGTGGCTACAGCGACTGTGGTTTCTGGCACCGTAACCGCGGTGGCTACAGGGACGACTTACGTCAGCGCAACGGTAACTACTCATACTGACATGGATGCAAGTTGTTTGGTAACTGTTAGTTAATATCTATACTTGACAAATTAAGAAATTTATAAAAAATAAAAGAATGGAGATGTGTTGTAAAAAGCAGGTCTCCATTCTTAATTTTATAGGCTAGAGGAGGTGTTGAGTCTCATGGAAAATAAGAAAGAAGTTAAAGATGAAGTTAAACCAGCAAAAAAGAAGTATATCGCAAAGACTAAACAAAAAATGGGGACTGTGGTATTAGTAAAACCTAATGCGTTAATTGTAGAAGTAGGTGGTCACAACACACAAATCTCTATTCTCGGTTTCGAGAATGTTAAAATTGGCGATAAAATTAAAATGAGTTAGGCGTGAGGAAATAAAAATAATGAACACATCAGGCACACAATTTATATCTTTATACTTATCTATATTCTTTTTTGTTGTCTGCATGATTCATCTATTTCTACCAGATAGAAGAAGAGAATTCAAGTGGGTTTATGGAATGACAGGAATTGGTTTGCTTGGCGGAATAATCTTTTATATTTATATACTATTTTTTGATTATGCTGGACATTCTATGTCAGCCTTTCTCAGGTCATTCCAAATAGTTTTATTCGGTGGATGGACGTTTATAACCCTCATCGAGAAAATCTTAGAAACAAGTGGATATAAAAATCTAAAACACAGGATACTTAAATATGGAGATAAGTAGTGAAGTAGTGGGTACGCTCGTAGCATCGTTCATTGCTTTAATGATATGGTTGGTGAAGAAAGCCGTATCAAAGGATGAGACTATTGCAAATACAGACAACATAGATGGAGATACGATAAAGTCTCTTTCTGAGACAATCAAAACTCTTTCGGATACAGTGACGAAAAATTTAAAAGATACTGCTGATTTTAGAAAAATTGTAAATGTTCAAGCTAAAAAAATAGCCAGCCTTGAAGAAGCCTATGCTATAATAGTTCGACAAAATGAAAGGTTGTCACAAGAAAATGCAGAAATGGAAGTGCGGATGATTGAATTAGAAAGAGAAAATGATAGGCTTAGAGAAATGTACGTTGATGGAAAAATAAAAGAAGTAAAGGATGAACAAGATGCCAAAGATGAGCATGAACAAGACCAAGACGACCAAATCACAAGAGAAGCCCCAAGTGGAAATTAGTTTTGATTTAAAAGATTATGAAGTAAAGAAATATTTGACTATTCAAGACCAGTTGGATATTATTGACTTTTATTCTAAAGTGTATTTTGGAAAAAGTGGAATTGAAATGAATTATTTTAAAGCAGAACTGGAAGCAGATTCTGCCCTTTTACAAGTATGTTTAGGAATAGATGTTCCAGCGAATGAAAAGTTTTATCTGTTTATGGATAACGTATACTCATCTGATTTAATTAATCGGTTGAAATTGAAAGTAGTTAATTATAACGATTTCTTCTTTCGCTTAGAATCCGCTATTTCTAAGAAAGAAGAATATAATAATTCTTTTAGAGGGATTTTTGATGGAGTATTATCTTCCATCGGAGATTTGGACGGAGAAAAAGTAAAAAATGCGTTAGATAGTTTAAAAAATTTACAGGACGAAATGAAAGATTCTCCTTTTAAGGATTTGATGGCTGAAGCTAAATATGAGACCAAGTAACAAATAGGAAGGAAACAGAATGAAGTCTAAAAGATTAAAGACTTGTCCAAAATGTAATGATTATATTAAGTTGATTGAAGTTAAAAAAAACAATGGACAGTATTCTATGGATTGTCCTAAATGTGGATTTAGACAAGTATTTAAAAAAAGGAAAAGAGTTAAGTATATTCCTTCAGATGAATACTTGGTAAAGTAGATTTAAATGAAAGATATTACAAGTCTTTCGGAATTAAATCTCTTGATGGAATCTGTTTTGAAAGAACTTCTCCAGAAAATTTCAAAAGATGTTCTCAAAGATTTTAAAGAAAAGTATATACAAAAGTATATATATGATTTAAATTATCCTAATGCAACTTATAAAAATGACGGGGTTAAATTTATAGATGTTTGGGATTTTGATGAACCTAAGAAATTGGCAAATTCAATGGTAACTGAAATGAAAGGGGATTGGACTAAAATGAAGTCTATGGATACTTTATTTATCCATAGTTCATACAGCCCATTTGGAGAAGATAGTCGGCAAGATTTAGAAAGATATTTGAACAAAAATGGGGGAGACCCCTACAGGAATTCAAAACCATATTGGAATATTTTTAAAACAGAATATGTCAATGGTGGAGGATTAAAAAAAGTTGTAGATAGGAACGCTAAAGCATTGGGCTTGGAAAATAGTGCTTCTGTTTCTTGGAATTAGCGTATAAAAGGAGTTTATAAAAATGGATTGGATTGAATTGTTACCACAGATTATAGATGTTTTTGAAGTATTTATTATGGGTATTTTATGCTTGTCTTTGCCTTTTTTCTTGGTACAGGGAATTCGTTTTGTTTGGCACTGGGGCAATCGGTGGGCAGAAGAATTGAAAGCCTTTGACCCTCATGTATATGATGTTGCTTCTTTCTTTGCAGTAGAGGCAGTCAAATATGCAGAACAAAAAGGACTTGGCAAAGAAGGAAAAGAAAAATTAGATTTAGCAGTTGCATATCTTGAGAGAGAACTGTATGAGCGTTTTGGTCTTGAGTTGGAATTGGAAGTTATTCAGGACAAAATAGAAGTCGCAGTTTTTGAGGTATTTAATGAACTTAAGGGCTTGGAACTTATTGATGACTTAGAACTTCTAATAGAAGAAGAATAAAAATTTAAATTAGAGAAAGGATGGACTGTAATTATAGTCTGTCCTTTCTTTTTTTTATAAAGGAATTTATTATGAAGAAAAAGAAAAAAGCGTATCTGCTTTCCTTGGACTTGTCTCTTAGCAATAGTGGATATACTGTTTTTGAATTTAATGCTGAAAAAAGCGATGCGAAACCCGTTGTGGTTGGAAGCATAAATACTAAGAAAATAAAGGCTCGTTCTAGTAAATTAAAATTCATAGCAGATGAAATTATTAAGATAAAGAACAAATATAATCTTGTGGATGTAATAATTGAGGACGGGTTTTATAGATTCAAAGTACCCACCCTCGCCCTCTTTTCAGTAATTGGAGTTGTCCAGTATGTCTTAGATGGCATTCCGCAAAAACTCTATAAGCCGAACTCGATAAAGTTGACAGTAGGCGGAAGGGGTGAAGCTACGAAAAAGGAAGTACTGGATGGAGTTTTGACTTATTTCAATTGGCTTGAGTTTGACAATTTTGACCAATCAGATTCCACTGCCGTTGGAATTAAACATCTAGTAGAAACGGGAATCTTAAAATGAGAAAGACATTTAGAAAAATAATCGTGACAGAAGATACATTAAAAAATATAAATCCTGAAAATAAAAAACTTCAAAAGCAGTTTTTACAGCACAAGAGTCTATCCGCATCCCCCACCACTATCAAAGGTTATGGGTCAGATTTAGACATATTCTTTTCTTATCTATATTTAGAACAAGAAAATTTATCTTTTATCGAATTAAAGAAATTTGATTTAATATCGTTTTTTACGTATGCAAAAGATGAACTCCAATTTGGTTCTTCCCGTTCAAATAGATTGCGTTCGACTTTATCTTCGATGAGTATCTTTATTGAATCTGTATTGGATGACCAATATTCCGATTTTAAAAATATAGTTCTTTCGGCTGTTCAGTCTGTGCCGAAATCTCCAGAAAGAGAGAAGACAGTTTTTACAGATGAAGAAGTGGAAGATATGATAAGGCATTTTGAAAAGGACGATTTGCAAATTGCAAC